TTATGTACGTTATTTCTGTAACGTAGTGTTCTTTGATTTCCATTCTCTCCGGTATTCGTGGTATGGCTTCATCAGGTCACTAGGCACCCACAATTTTAAATCCATTTCCTCCCTTTCTCGTGCCCACTTTTGTCGTGCTTCCTCGCTCACCTGGTCGTTTTCCCACGCTGCGCGGTCATGCTCTGCTTCCCACCATTTGAATGCTTTTTCGATGCTTTCGCTTGTTTCGCCGAATTTAGGCGCAATGTTTAGTCGTGACATGGTTTTAGATTTGAAATTGTTTCACAATGATTTTTAGTTTCCTGATTCGCTTGTTGAGGTTACTATAGTGATAACCATTGATGCGAATTTTTTTCTGGGAAACCCCACTAATACCCCCACTAGCATAATCATGCTTAGGTTGTCTAGCTCAAGTCGTTGAGCAATGTTTCCTTTCTCGTCATAGGCGAGAATACTTACGTCAAATTTCATTTTGATTTGTTTTTGTCGTTTGTTAGGCAATATGCCGTTAGAGCGCATACTAGCGCAATTACAATTGATTTCATGTTGCAAGTTGTGTTTTTTTATTTTATGTTTTTCATACCCTAAAATGGGTATTTTTTTTGTCGCTCAGTCTACCTTTTGGCTGCGGATCCCCGCTTTTCATGGGCTCAGCCCCCCGTAACTGTTCAGCGCGTCCTAGTGTTCACCATAAGTAAAACTAAACCGCTGAAATGCCCCCGCCGGGTAGGCGGCCTGAGCGGCGAGCGCCTTTATTCTTCGTACCCTTCTATCCTTCTCGCTTGTATTATTTTACGCCTGTCGTGTTCATATTCTATTACGTCCCAATCTGTTGGGCTTCCATATCCCATTTCTCTATTTAACCTTCTGTAGTATTCTAGCAGACCGTAGTACTCTTTATCGTCGTCTGCTTTTACTTTTTCTCCACCTACCCATCTCTCGTTTTTATCGAGTTTTTGGAGCCATAGTTCCTCTCTTTCTTCTTCCGTATACCTTTTATTTTTATAGTATATCGGAATCCCCACCTTATGTCCGCTCTTTGTTACATATTCATCTTTTGTATCTATTCCTTTGTATTTTGCTCTTTCAAATCCATATCTTTTTACAAACCCTTTTCCTATGCCTTTGCTGCATAGTATTATTGGTTTGTATGTTTTATGCTTTGGGTCTGTTTTGGTTACGTATTTCATCATGTAACCTACTGTTTCCTCGTTTACGTAGTTTACCGCTATTTCATTTACCACTTTCTCCTTCCAGACCCACCCGTATTTATATTTTCCAGCGTTCCATCGCTCCTCTATATCTTTTGCATCATCTGCCCAGATGATGCCGTGCAGATGTATTCTTTCCGTCCCCTCGTGGCCTAATTCTGTGATCAGCCAATGTCGAGGGGCTTTTTTGAATTTTTTTCGCCATCTTTCGGTGAAAAATCTTACTGCTCTTGTTGCTATTTCGTTCTCTAGGGCATAGCCCTCTAGTCCTTTTATTTTGCTCCCTAGCTTTACTAATGCTTCCTCTGAGAATGTGAGTGTCACGAACTTTCCCCCAGGGTTCTCCTCTACGTCCTCCGTTAGTCTTATTTTCCATTCGTTTGCCTTTTGTTTCATGCACTCGAAGCAAACGCCACAACTAACGGGGACGTACTGTACTCTGCTGTCTTTCATTTCCGGTACGACCCCGCCGTTTTTCTTGTTTGCCCTGTACTTTGGATTCCGCATGATTCGTCCGTACAGGCACATCTTACTCTATTTTTGTCGACTTACCCAATTCATGGGTTTTGATCGTCTTGTTTGGAATCCCTTTAATTACTCCACCTCCCACCATCTGGGCTAACTTCGTTACCGTCTCTACCGTTAGTTTTGTGCTATTACTTACGTCTTGCACAAACTTTTGTATATCCAGGTGCCCCTGTTGTATTTCTAGCGCTTTCCATTTTTGCGCTACTGTTTCGCCTATTGCTTTTAGCTCTGCTTCGGTCTTGTCTTTCTCCACCCATCTTATTTCATTCATTATGAATGCCCCTATTGCGTCCGCTTGCTTTTTCTTTAACTCTGCGTCTACCATGTTTCCCGCGGCTTTCGCTTCTTCCGTGAGCTTTTTCGCCTGTGCCCACATTATTTGCTCCGCTTCTTGTTGCGTGTGTGCTGCTAGGTTGGCCGCGATATGTGTCATTCTTCCTTGTTCTCGCGTGAGGTCTGTGTCTACTCCCTTTTTCTTTGCAGTATCTGCTTTGACGTTTTCTGTTTGCGCTTCTATCAGTTGTCTTTGTGCTACCGTCATTCCTAGCACTTCATTCCCGGGCGTTGCTGCTTTTGGTGCGTTTACGCTTCCTGTGCTTCCACCTAGTTGACCAGCTCCCCCCCCTGCTGCTCCGTACATCATACCTGGGCTTAGGTTGTTCCTTTTCATTTCATCCAGCTGCGCTCCGTAGCTTGTGTCTTTCCATTGTTGCAATTCTGCTGCTTTCTGTCTCGCCAATGCTCGTCCATCTATAGCGAACTGTTGCTCGTTGAGCTTTCCTTGTTGCTGCAGCTGATCTCTGTTGTTGATGCCTCGTGTTATCATCCCCAACCCCAGGTCTGCACCTGCTTGTGCTATCATTCCGAAAGGATCCATTTTCTTTGCTCCGCTTTTTTCCTAAAAAAGCGATACACCGTACTTGATTATATAGTACAGACGCGTACCGCTTTTTAAGTCATTGTTAATGATTGGTTTATAACTTAGTCGCGTCTGTACTTATTTGTTGGTGTCCGGTGGTGCTTGTTCACCG